TGCTTTAATTTCTCTAGAGACATTTGAGCAAGAGCAATTTTCGCATTAGATTCAGCAATGATGTCGCTTGTTTTAGCAGCAGCATCAGCTTGCTCAACTAAGAATTTATATGGTGACAATGAATTTCCTACTACACCGTTAGAAAATAAGTTAGAGAAGTTATAGCAAAACCACAATAACTCTTTATCTTTTGCCGGATTAAATGAAAATGAATTGTCAATTACAATGTGTTTTTCGGGAAAATATGATGATCCATCACCTCTATATCTTGGAGGTTGATTTGAGTATCTAATCTCTCTTTGTTCACCTGTCTCGTCATCAATCCATTTACTTACTAACAATATAGAATGTAATGGTTTAGAAAAAACGTGAGGTGTTTTGGGATTGTTAGTCTCAATTTTTTTGATTACATTTTCATTGTAATTAACTCGAAGAGTTTTCCCTTTATTCATAAAATCAGGGAATGCAGCTGTTAATTGCCCTAAATCCTCTTCATCAAGAATGAATTTTTTATTGTCTGCAAATAGCATAACTTTTAATTTTTATTTATTGTGTTTTGTGTTTGTTAAAGTTAAAATGAGGGAGGTTTTATCCTCCCCCATTTTTATCATATTACCTTTCAGATTAGGCAGTCAAACGAGTGAACTGCTCTAAAGTGAAGAAGTCAAATCCAAGGTCAGATGACAAATAAAGTTTTGCCACATCATATGGACCAATCTTACGAGCAGAAGCACGACCGTCATCGGTGATTTCCATGAAACGGCTATATCCATCCATTTCCTTGTAAACCAACTCGATACGATTACGCAATACTCCTTCAGCATCGGCAACCTTGTTCAATGGAATAACCCATCCACGCTGACGAAGACCAGAGCTAACATTAGCAGCAGTAGTCGCAGGGTCTTGCATGAAACGAGCATTCTTTAATGCAAAGTTGTAACCATCGATGTTCAAAGCCTGCCATGAGAATGTGCTGAACAAAGTTTGAGTCTGCTCCATGTTACCACCGAAGAATACGTCAGCGATAGCTTGAGTAGTAGCGTTAACCAAGTTAGCATTACCTAATTCATATGCAGAAGAACCTGAAGAAATTTCTTGGTTTAAGTCGCTGTAAAGCTCATTAGTTAACCAAGTCAAGAACAAGTTACTAGCATATCTACGGCTCATTACAGATGCAATAGTACGCAAGTCAGCAACACCAAAGTTACCAGCACCTCCGATTGAGTGAGTGTAACCACGAGAAGTGATTTCAGCATCCAAACCTGAGAAAGTTTGTGGCATACCTGTGTTGGTAGTATTTTGACCAAATACCATAGATAAAGCAATTTGCTTAATCAAACGATATTCAGCTTCATCTTGTCCTTCGTAGAAGAAACCATTCATCTTCTTAGACTTACCATCTCCGTACTCAACTTCCATCCATTGAGGAGCGTTAGTTTTTTGAGTACCGGTTAATTCGTAAGTTTCTTTGAAGATTTGTGTTTTCCAAGTATACTTAGTCCAAAAAGACTGAGAAGATACCGGCTGTGCAGTTCCTTCATCCCATGCAGAACCTGTTACAACAAATACATCACCTGCTGTTGCAGCTGCGTTAGTTGTAGCGTCTAAAGGTTTGATAGTTACGTTAACACCAGATACACCTGTAACTAAATACAAAGGCAAAGTTGAAACACTAGTGTTCATCAAAATTTGACCTTCTTTAGCGTAAGTATAACCTGCAAATTGGTCAACGTATGGGAAAGATGGAGGTGTAGAAACAGATCCGGCAGTTGTGTCAGAAACAAAAGTCAAAGCAACACCTGCACCTGGAGCAGCTACAGTAGCGTTAACTACTACAGGAGCGTCATAAAGACCTTTTTCCCAGTGCCATCCTGTTACGTTTTGAACACCACGCTTCATTCCTAATCCCATCAAAAGTTGGAAGTCAGAAAGACCGTTGTCACCGAATTTGTTTTTAAGAGTACGCAAGTAGTGAGGCACTAATAGACCTGAAGTGTAACTTGCATCGAATAAAGAAAGCAACGACCCATTTAAACCACTGGGGGCTGCTACTGGAGATGAAAATGCCATTTTAGTACAATTTTAAATTTAACAATCACTTTTTAGTATTGTGACTCAAAGTAGCGTTGCAGTTGGGATTTCTCGCTTCCTGTGCTTGGCCTTTCAGTTTTCTTAACCTCCGATCCATTATGGAACTCCTTAGCTGTTTGCTCTCGGGCCTCCCCTTTAGCAGCATTAATGAGTGCCTTATAAATGTTTTTTGCTTCAAGATTTTCCACCCGACTCCGAATGTAATTATTCATAAGCTCAACATTTTGGTCGTTAGGTAATGATGGATTTGATTTAATTAGAGAGAGTAGTTCATTTTGCAGTTGATTTTTAGTTTGCTCAGACACCTGAGTTTTAATTTTCAAACCTTCAACTTCCAATTCATACTCACTCATCTTTGTCAAATCGCCAACTACTGGCTTCCATTGATTCACAACCTTTTCAATGGTCTCTTTAGACTCATTGAATTTATTACGCAAAGATGATAAAATATCTCTGTTATCGCTAATATTTTTTAATTTTTCTTCTACAACAGCAACATTTTTTCCAATTTTCATCTTCATGATTTTTGGAGCATCTTCAAATGTTACATCTGCATATGTATTATTCTCATCGGCAATAGCATCGCATAAGTCTTCAAAGCTAATATCTTTTAATAAAGATGGGTCTTCTAGAACTTGTGCAAGTGCCATAGTTTGGATGGGGCTTTGCTTAATTTCCTCAGCAGTTTTACCCACAAACTTTTCGGCTACAGAGCGATCTTTAATTCCGGTATGCTTCATAAATGAATTAAGAGAGGCAAGTGTATCATCTACAAATGGACTCTCTAACTCCTTAAATAAAGTTTCTTGTTCATTTAAGAAAGGTTCGTACTCATCGTATTTTGATGCCTTTTGATTTACTGACTCGTACTTACTCTTAATAGAATCTAATGATTCAAAATCTCCAAAAATGGCTTTTAAATCAGAAGCAGAAAAGGTAGTATCATCTGATATTATCTGAGTTGAAGAATCTGTTGTCTGAGAATCAGAAGGTACTGCACCCTCTCCTACAGGTGTAACATTTGTTTCAGAATCTGTAGGTGTTGGTTGTGGACTAGATGGTGACTCCGCACCAATGTAGTCGAAGAAATTAATTGTGTTTTCGCTTTCCATATGTGTTTTTTATTTTGTGTTATTCTTCTTTTCTCACTCGACCAGTTATTTCAGTACCGGTCTCCTTTTGTAAGAACGCCTCTGCTTTAATCTCCTCAATGTTTCCTTGAGTCTCAGCAGCTATAATCATTTGCTTTTCTTTCACTCTTATATTAGACAATGCCGCTTCTTTCTTAACTTCCAATTCAGCCTTCATTTGCATTAATTCCATCTCCCCTTTTTGCTTCATCAACATCTGCTCTTGTAACGCTTGATTTTGAGCTTGCTGATTTTGCATTGTCATCATATCATTTTGCTCTCTCTTCTTCATGCTCTTATATGTTAAATACCATGTAGCTTCTTTTAATCTACCTTTCTCCAACATTTCTAATATCATTGTGTAATCAGACAATTCTATTTCAGGCATTCCATTACGGCCAACTTTTAGAGCTGTTTCTGCCGCTTCTGCAATCTTGAATTTTTGAGTGTTTGATATCTTATTAGTTAATGAAAGACCTAATTCTTCCAAAGTAAAATCAGCTCCTTGCATCATATAATTAATAGCCTCAGCACCAAACACATCAGAGTAGAATGATTTAACTTCCTCATCAAATCTGCAAGTAACCAAGGTTCTTAATATAAGATTTTCAGCAGCCTTAACCTTAACTCTTTCTAACGCTTGTTGTAGTGGCCATAAGGCATTATTAGTAGCGTCTATTTCTAACTCTGCAATACCAACCAACTTATCCCCTTTTGGAGGAGATCCGGCCATGGTTGGAGTTATACCTGTAATTTGCAATAACTTTTCTACATCATGTTGGTATGCCATTATCCATTCTGATAATTGCTTACCCACACCGCCCTCTAACTCTTCAAATGTTTTATTTGTATTTACCTTTCCTCCTAATAAAGAAGATTTGTAAAAGAAATTACCTGTATGAGAATAAACTTGAACTAAGTCAAATGGAGTATACATTGTACCTCCAATAGAATTAATATTTAATGCCCCAATGTCAATGGCAATACCTTTAGGTGCAGCGGCTAATTTAGCGGCTTGTAACTTAAGGTGATTAATCTGAAGAGAGTCGTAAATAGGAATGGCAGTTTCTGTAATAGACTTACCGGAAACCTTTTCAAATCTATAAGAGAGTTGAGGTTTCTTTTTATTTACTCGCTTAATATTTTTTTGTTTACCACCAACTGTAATATTTGCACCTGGCAAATACCAACCTTCATAAATTGTGTGAGTGTCTACAACAACAGTTTTTTTCTTTTCGCTATCTACATACTCACCAAATTTATCAGAATAAAAAGTAGTAATTCCATCACGATTTTTCTTCTTGTAAAAATTACTATCTTTTGAAATGTATTCAAATTCTAAAACGTCTACAAAGAAATCATCGTATCTCATTCTATCTGTGATAGTATCTCTTTGACAATACCAAGACCAACCATATCGGTCATTTGAATATGTTAAATCAAATGCCCATTTAGCAATTCGATTTACTTGTTGCTCAACATCTTCCTCATCCCATCCATTAGCTAGCAAAAGGTTGCGTACTTCCGGTATGCTATACTTTTCAAAATGACCTGCAAATGGGCTGTTATCACCTTGGTTTTGGTCAGTCCATGCACAAATAAACTTAGTTACATCTACATACTTTACTTTAGAAATTCCGCTTTCATTATCAGTATAATCCTTAACTACACAAAATCCAAAGTTAACTAAGTCATCTTTTAATTGGCGTTCTATTTTATCGTAATCACTAACTTGAAATCCATATTCAGCAATCTTTTCAATAGAAATCTCAAAGTTTTGCTTGAATCCACCTAATGTTTCGTATAAATTTAATTCGCTTTTATTCTGAGGTGCATACTCACCTTCAGACATTTGAGGCATACCTATCTCACGCATGATAGGCTCTAATGCGTTTTTAATAAATAAGGTTGCCTTATCTAAAGCCTTTTTGTTCTTTATTTCAGTATTTATCGAATCGCATTGAATTCTTTGGTTTTGAGTGCCTAATACTGAATGCATAATACGCTTTAATTCTGGAGCCATCGAGAATATCTCAAAGTTAATATTAGCGTATCCTTTTCTTCTAATTCTTTGAGCTTGGGCATTTGGTGTAGAGTTGTTAGATTTCTCATCACCTCTAGCAACCCACATATCTATGTACTTCTGTTGACTTTGTCTGCCCTCGCTATAGTTGCGAATTTCAAATAGTCTAGCAATGTCTTGTCTACCAAAATAAGTTTTGTTATTTTCGTACCGATAAAAAATAGCACGACCTATTTGAGACAACCAATTGTTATCTTTTTTCTTAGGATCAATGTTATCCTTTGGCCAGAGGATTGTATATTCGCTCATATTTAATAATCAAAAGTATCAAAAAGTTTTGAATCTATCATCATAGATTGCTCATTTAATTCTACAAATTTAGGGTAAACTGACTTACTTCCCAAAAGTGCATAGCCTCCTGCAGCAAATAAGTCATATTTAGTCATCTCTTGTTTCCCATCAATATTAGAACATTCTTCTAAAATTTCAATATGATTTTCGTACTCAGCACCTATTTTTAGATAATTTTCCCAACTGTCAAATATATCTTGTTTAGTTGAATTGGCATTTCCATCAGAGGTAATACGACCCGGTAATGGTTTCTTATAACCATTCTCATCCATATCATATAAAAGGTATCCTCTAAAACCCCACTCTATAAATCTTTCATAAAGAAAAGTTACGTTCATCTCGGGGTACAACATAGCACCAAAAAACACGCAAGCCTTTGCCATATCATCTGCGTATTCATCACGACTAACATCCCTTTGCTTATATGTAAGTACAAATTTATCTGACACCCATGAACCTCTAGGCTTTATATTGTTACCCATATCTCCATCAACAGACTCATCTTTTTTATAATACATAGCTGCTGCGTTGTAAGACTTTTTCTTTCCGCTTACTTCTTGAGTTTCATACTTTGCAGGGTCAGCTCCCAAAACAAACTTGTTCATCACAGTCCATGCAGGCTTCCATGCCTCTAACTCTGTGTCCCATTCACGCAAATTTCTAGCACCAGGATTTGGCAAGTAAGACATTATAAATTTACCCTCATCATCCTCAACAAGTCTAACTTTTGAATTCCTTCCTGATTCCCACTCTAAGTTATATCTCCGGCTAACGTGCTTTTCAAATGTTAACTCAGTTATTCTCTTTTTAATTTTAAGTACAGGGAATGAAGAGTCTTTTGATGCCGACATGAAGCATTCCTTTAAGTTACATGGGAAGTTTTGCATTTCTTCAATGAGACCTGTTTGGTCACCATTAATTTCAAAAGCTCTTCTCTTATTCATAAGATAAGATTTAGCTCCCATGTTAACTGTTTTCCCATCAATGTTCTTTATAGGTTTTGGTGGGTCTTCAACAATAGAGTTTCCAAACTCATCAATAAAACCATCAAGACCATCGTATGCAGGGAAAAATAAAGTAATCAATCCGGTTATTGTTTGTCCGTTGTCATTTCGGTCATTAAATCGAGATCCTAAAATAAGCCTTTTCATCTGCTCACCTCCCCCTTTTTCCATTTCACCAAGGGTAGATGTTAATAGGCCAAGCCCATGTATATATGGACCTTGTGCCAAACATTTCATAACAACCCTCCATCTATCAACTACGTTAATATTAATACCTGCCTTTGGGTCTATTTTTCCTACCTCATCATGATGTATGAAATGAAGTTTCTCCATGTCATACGCTCTCTCTCCGGATGGTCGGTGATTTATCCATCCTTCGTGTGGAGGGAGAGATGTTGTGCCTACACTACCTGCTGCACGACTTGCAGGAGCAGTAAAAGAAATCGCCTCCTTTGGAACACTTGACCCTTCTGTCATCAGCTTAAAGAAGAATGGCATTCTTCGGAGACGTTTCGCTATATGGTCGACAAACACTTGGGTAGAGTGATAATCAGACATTGACTGAATACCACCAAAACGCTGAATACCCATTGTTGCCGTTATGTACCAATTCATAAAACCTGCACGAGATGTAGCTCCCTCACGCCTGTGTTTAGGATATATTACACCGTAAATAGTTCTATCCCCTGTGTCTATTAAAAAGTTACCTTCCTCTACATAACTATTTGGGTACTTTTCTCTAAACTCATCAAGACTTTTCTTTATGTTAAAGTATCTTACATAGTTTTTTCCTTCATCTAAATAAACAACTTTGTATTTATAGAAGGCATCTTTTGAGGTGTAAGCATACATTATAGTCAAGAACCATCTTCTGTCACGATCTCTATATTCAGGGAGACCATGTTTGTTTCTGTTATTACCTATAGGCCAAAAGTTCAGATATGTGTATTGACATCCAGGCATATAAGTTGGCTGACCATTATTAAAAAAGAAATAACCTTTATAATGTCTTCTTATTTGCTTTTTAATCCATTGTATCTCTTTAGAATAATAAGATACATTTCCAAACAACTCTTCGTCTATGTCCTCTAACTTTACAGAGTCTTTAGGTTTCAACTGCTTTTTTCTCCGTATAACTGCCTCTAACTCTAATAGTTTAGATGGAGTTTCTTGATATTTAAACTTTTGTTTTTCGGGAGGAAGTCCATAACCATCTATCTTTTTTATTGACTCTT